CAACAAGCGTTGTGCCTTCCCGCGCCTCAGTCTAAAGAACTTTCTGCGGAAAACAGGAAAAAACTGGATTCTTTATTGCAAACTCTGCGGAAAGTTAATTGATTCGGGCGTGTGGTGAAATTGGTAAACACAAGAGACTTAAAATCTCTCGGCTAACGCCTTGCCGGTTCGATTCCGGCCACGCCTACCATCAAGTAAAAATTCTAGTGCCTTGACGGTCAATAATTAACGCGGATTTTCTTGGTTTAAATTCTGGTGCATTAGGCACAGAAATATGAGTCCATGAATCAAACTCAAGAATAATCTGGTCATACGGAATTCCTGCATTAATACATGCTTCTACAATTTCACGCGGCTTCATTCCCGGCACCCGTATATCCGCAGCGCAGCCCAAACGATGCTGACTGCTATCTTTGCTTCCAACTGAATCATTTACTTTCTTTGAACGAAAGCCAGAATTAATCATTACTGGCTTACCACCTACCGCAGTTTTTACTTGCTGTAATAAAGCCGACAATCGCGTTAAATTGGCAATTTCGGTTTCGTTTGGAGTGTTATCCCATCCGTTTCGGTCTGCGGCCTCAGAGCGCGTTAATTCTTCAAGCGTAAAGTTTTCAGACAACTTCATTCTTTAGCCTTTTTCATATTCATAACTTTTTCAAGAGTGCGACCGCCAAAGTAAAACGACATAATCAACATGCCCCATTGCCCAAGCAGTTCAACGTAGTTGTTGTTCACCTCGATATCCCATGCCGACATTAGCCCGAATACCGTGTAGGTGACGAGGATAAATACCAGCGTCATGGGTCGGATGTTCTTCGACAACCAGCTATCGCTACCCATATCTGCCTTGAGCCGTTCGGTAAGTTCATGCTGCTCCGTAACGTCGGCGTTCAGTTGAGCAAGGTCGCCGTTCTGCTGCATTTCCAGCAGTTTCAGCTTTGCCTGTTCCGCAGCTTGAGCGTCAGGGAAGAATTTATCAATCAGCTTTGCGCCGACGGATAAAAGAGCAGGAATCGGAATCATTTTTTCTGCCTTTCTTCCATTAGTTTAGTTCTAACTTGAAGGTCGTGAATATCTCGATATATTTCTTCTTTTAGCTTGTGCCTTTGCTCGGCGGATAATGGTGAATCTGTCGGCACACCTTGCGGCGTAATAAGGGTAGGCATTTGCCCTTCTATTTTTGTCAAGCGCGTATTAAATGAAGATACTTCACCAAGCAGCCAAGCAAGTGAAGCCACCACAATCGGAATAACAGCCTTTAATACATCAGACCAGTTCATTATTTATTTACCAGTAATTTTACTAACAATACCCGCCCAAATCGCCGCGCCAATAGCCACAAAAACCGCCGCGACTAATGCCATTGTTCCGTAATCAGAATATTTACGGAGCCGCTTTCCAAATCTCAAATCTTCACGAAATTCCTCGACTTGTTGCGGGTCGTCAATATCAACCCCCAAAATTGCAAACACTTTTTTAACCGATTTGTCGGCAATTTCTTGGCATTGCGGGTTTGATAGACAATCCATTTTTTTGCCTAAAATTAAGTTAAAAATTGGTTCAAATTATATATAACTTGTTCAGGCGCAACAAATTTATTGGCATCAAAATCTACGGATTCCCACCATAAAAATTGATTTTTTGATAAACAATCCCTGCTTTTTAAAAGATTAATGTTTTCAGGATAACCGTAAATGTTAGGGTCTGAAACCGACCATAATACTATTCCCCGTTTCCCCAAAGATGTTGCTAAATGTTGTATAAAACTATCGCAAGAAATCCATGTTTTGCATTGAAGTATCAAGTTTTTTAATTCTGCGATAGATAAATTTTTTCTGAAATCATCAACTAATTGATTTTCACCTTCAATGCCAACTTGAATAATTGGCTCATTGATTCCCGCAATAACTTCTTTCCAATACGGGTAGTTTTTAGGATTAACTTTTCCGTTGGTTAATTTTTTGGAATATGGACTAATAAGAATCATAGATACAACTTTCTGTATGCCTTTTCTAAACTTTCAGTCCAGTTCCATTCCGCCATTTTCTTATAAATATTCCATTGGTCTAAATCGCCAAATAATGCCTGCGCTTCCGCAATAGACTTGCAAGGTATGATTTCTGGATAGCAACCAAATACAACTGGATTTTTTATCTCAGGCAAGATTTTATTAAATACAATGTGGTCGCCCATTCCATTGTTTAAAACAACAATGGTTTTCTCTTTATAGCTAATAATGTTTCTGAATATTTTTTCGTCATGGTCAAACATTTCCTGCTTTTGACCGTCACGGATTCCGCCTTTAGGGTTTTTCATGTGCCATGTAACAGCTTTCGGCACAACTAATAATCTATAACCCTTTTGATGTATCCCGTAAGAAAACAATGTTTCTTCCCTATGGGCTACCCTAGACAATCCTAAGTTGTAATCGTGAACTCCCGCACGATACAAAAATGAACAATGTAAATGTTCAACAGACTTTATCTGTTTAATGTTTTTCCATTGAACGCTAGGTTCTGTATCAATGTTTTCAAGTAGTCCAGTAGGGTCTGAATTTTCAAAAAACAATGGAGGCGTAAGGATTGAACCGCCAATTGCTCCAATATTGTCAGCAATATACCCAGATAAAGTTTCTAATACGTTATGCTCTGGTATTGCATCATCATCAACCCGCCATACCCAATCAAATCCCATTGTGTTTGCAGATTGATGTATATGATGCTGGCCTTTCTTACCGGCAAACAACCATTCCCACTGAATATTCTTAATCTCTAGTATCTTAAAAAAATGCTGATACAGAAATTCATTTCTCATATCCTGCGGCTCGTCGTTATCATCAAAAATTACCAGCTTGTCCGGTAACTTTGTTTGATTGACTATCGCAAATAGAACTAAAGGCAAAGTAGAAAAGTATCTACCTTTTGTTGCAACAGAGCAAAGAATTTTAGGCATTGTATTCACACAACATTAAGTTCATACCGTCAAAAGGCACATCCCCAATTTGCCCGTTTTCACTCATGAATTTGTATTCAAATCCCGGAAAATGCTGTTCATCAAGCATGTGCAGCTTATGATGTTCGCCCCAAAATCCGGGTGATTCTTTGTATGGAACAGTTATCAGAAGTCTTTTACAATGACTTTTTAGCCTTTGCGCTATTTCAATTCCGTTATCTAAATGTTCAATAACTTCCATCGCAACAATCGTATCGTATTGCTGTAAGGGAAAAGTATTAATGTCAGCATGAACAAAGTTTTTGTTGTCGCCCCAACCTTCTTCTTTTGCTACTTCAATAATATTTGAATCGTAATCTAATCCAAGATAATTAACGGTATTGCCAAAGAATTGTGAACCATAACCATTAGAGCAACCAACTTCTAATACGGTATTCCCAATCAAGTTATTGGATGCCCATAGGTAACGCGCCTTTTCTCTCGGCGCAACTTCTTCACCTTTGATAGTCATATACCGTTCAAAGTTATTCATCAAACTCCATTTGTAATAAATAGGGTTATACTTCCGCGCCAATTTCCTGCAATTTTTACGAAATATGCTATTGAAGTCTTGAACTAAATTTGTATCGTGAACGGTGCCTTCGCCTTTGTGATAAATCGGGAAATATCCACCATAGCTAAATTCAGTTAATATTTCTTTTGGACTGGCTTCAACCATTTTAAAACCGGCTTTTACCGCTTCAATACAAAATTCCGTATCTTCACCAGTTCCTACGCCATATTCTTCGTTAAGCAATCCAATCTTTTCAAATACTTTTTTGTGAATCATCACGCAAAAAAATACGCAAAAATCATGTCCTGCTTCTGGTGAATGTTGACAAACAGGGCCGCAAATACCTACGGATAAATCCTGTAAAAAAGGAGCATCCATCATATTTAGCCAAAGGTTTTTTTCTTGCTCAAGTAGAACTGTATCGTTGTTTAACAATACAATTTTTTCGCAAGATGCTTTTGTGATTGCTACATTATTAGCTTTGGCATAACCCAATGGTTTATCGTGCCAAATTACTTTGATATTAGGAATTGCGGTTACTAAGTAATCAAGGTAAGACTTAGTATTATCAATACATCCATTTGCAGAAACAATAAGTTCAATATCTTGTAAATCTGTATATTTAATTATTGAATCAATGCAGGGTTTTAAGTATTTTTCGCAATTATTATATGTCGGTATAACTATCGTATATTTCATCTTGTATTATTTTATAAAAGTTATGCTCTCGGATATACCAAACTAACATTCTGACCTGCACTAAGCGCAGTCACAAATACAACTTGCGTTCCACTTGTAACAGTAACGTCAGTAGCGTTTACCATTCTAACGCCATTAAGATAAACGCTTATTTTTCCTGATACATAAGTAACGGATGTAGTAAATGTTGTTTGCGAAGCTGTCGAAGTAAATAAATCATAAACAACATTAGTTGGTGTTCCGCTGAATCCGCTGGTTCCAGAAAACCCAGACCGTCCGCTAAACCCACTGTATCCAGAATAACCTGATACTCCAGAGCCACTAAACCCAGACCGTCCGCTAAAGCCACTAATACCAGAAAACCCGGATGAACCATTTGTTCCATTGGTTCCGCTAAAACCAGAATAACCGGAGCGCCCGCTGAATCCAGAAATTCCGGAGAACCCACTAATCCCGGAAAATCCGCTATACCCGGAAATACCAGAGAAGCCGCTATAACCCGAAATGCCGGAGAATCCGCTGTATCCACTTATTCCAGAAAAACCGGAAGCACCATTGGCTCCACTAAATCCAGAATATCCAGAAATACCAGAATATCCACTGTAACCGCTAATTCCGCTATATCCACTTATCCCAGAAAAACCGGATGCTCCGTTTGCTCCATTAATTCCGCTAAAACCACTGTATCCAGAAATACCTGAGAAGCCACTATAACCAGAAATTCCAGATGCGCCATTAGTTCCATTTGCGCCACTAAAGCCGCTATAGCCTGATATACCTGAGAATCCGCTATAACCGGAAATACCAGAAACGCCATTGATTCCATTAAAACCTGATATTCCTGAAAACCCACTGTAGCCACTAATTCCGCTAAAACCGCTGTCTCCGCTAATTCCTGAAAATCCAGAATAGCCGCTATAGCCAGAATAACCAGAAATACCCGAATATCCGCTGTAGCCGCTTATTCCAGAAAAACCACTGTAACCAGAAATGCCACTAAAACCGGAATGTCCACTAATTCCAGAATAGCCACTATAACCGCTAATACCGCTATAACCTGATTGCGTAAACATTACTTGAGTTGCAGTAATAATTACGGACGGTATTTCTGGCGTTGTAACTGTTGCGGAACCTGAATCCAAACCAATGTTTGCGTTATCAGTTTGCCACATCAATTCCAAATAATCATTTGCCGCAACGGATAAAACAAAATTCCAAGCAGCAACAACATAAGGAGCATTTGACGGAACCGTTACTCTTGTATCGGAATCCGCAATATTTACTCCATTTTTACGCAACCAAATATTTACTGTTTGACCCGAACCGCCGCCCCCATTATTGTGAAGTTGCGCGGAGAACTGAAGATTGTAAACGCCTTGATTATCAAAAGTTATGCGAGAATTTGATACATAAGACACGCCTTGAGAATCAGGGTCAGATGAATTTACTGTGATTGCTGTTGGGGTATTTGCAGATGTAGTTTGGTCAATAGTTGACCAAAAAGAACCCCACGAACCAATAGCACCACCTAATCCAGATTTTCCAGAGAATCCTGAATAACCAGAAATACCCGAATATCCGCTTGCACCGGAAATACCACTGTATCCTGAAAATCCAGAATAGCCGGATGTTCCACTTCCACTAAATCCTGAATAACCAGAAACCCCAGAGCCACTAAACCCCGAAATTCCGCTATAACCAGAATAGCCCGAAATACCAGACCAACCAGAAATTCCAGAATACCCGGAATATCCAGAAATTCCACTATATCCACTAATGCCAGAAAATCCTGAATAACCGGATTCACCAGACCAGCCGCTTATACCGCTGAATCCTGAAATACCTGAAAATCCTGATTGGCCTGAAAATCCGCTTATGCCGCTAAATCCAGAAATTCCGCTATCACCAGAATATCCAGAAATGCCTGAATAACCAGAAATTCCAGAATAGCCAGAAATGCCTGAATAACCACTAAATCCACTGTAACCAGACCATCCAGAAAAACCAGATAAACCAGATGCTCCGGGCGGGCCTACAATTTGACCAGCGTCATACCATGCAGAACCATTCCAAACCCAAAGGTTTCCATCATCTTGAACAATATAGGCATCATTGACTTGGTTGCCAGTTGGCGGCAAATCGCCAACGGTCGCAACTTCGCCCTTGACATTAATGCTGGTTCCTTGCTGACCACTAAACCCTGAGAATCCGCTATAGCCGCTTACTCCGCTGCCAGAGTATCCAGAAATACCCGACCAGCCAGAAATGCCGCTATCGCCTGAATAACCGGAAATACCAGACCAACCGCTTATTCCGCTGTGTCCAGAAAATCCTGAAATTCCAGACCAGCCAGAATATCCAGATTCACCTGACCAACCAGAAATTCCTGAGAATCCAGAATAGCCAGATACGCCAGAAAATCCGCTATCTCCGCTAAAACCAGAAATACCACTGAATCCAGAATACCCTGAAATTCCTGAATAACCAGAATAACCAGAAATGCCGCTGTAACCGCTTACGCCTGAAAATCCAGAATAACCAGATTCACCACTGAACCCAGAATATCCTGAAGCACCAGACCAACCACTAAATCCGCTGATTCCAGAACTACCAATTCCAGAGTACCCGCTAAAACCAGAGTAACCGCTAATACCAGAATATCCAGAATAACCGCTTTGGCCGTAAATACCTCGGTCAATAGAAATTTCAGTGCGCGGAGTTGGCGTTACTTCTACATTAATATTATTGGCTTGTGAAACGGCTACTTCAGTTTCGTTTACAGAAACCGAAATATCGTTTACCTGCCCTTGAGTAATGGACAGGTGAGCCATTTAATTCACCACACCATCGGAGCGAACCAAGAATAATAGAAAGATAATATTGTCTTGCGCGGGAGTAGAACCAGCCGCAGGAAAACTAATCTTTATACGGCCAGAAAACCCTACACATTCTTGCGCGTTAATATCTAACTGAGGGTCGCTTGAGATTACTCCCCAAGCTGATTCGTCAATTACAAGCGTAAATGTTCCTTCTTCGTCATCCCTGTTTGTAATTGTTAATGCTACGGGAGAAGGAGGCGGGGAATAATCTGAAATATCAAACGTCAGACCATAACGAGTGTCTTTAATATCCGATAACTGTCTGCGGATAATCTGTGCGTCAATGGTTGCGCCGGTCAAATCCACCGCCACACCTTCATTGGAAAACGCAAGATTCCAGAATGTTTGCTGCGAGTAAACTAATTCGCCAGCAATAATTGGATTGTCGAAGCCGCTTACTTGTGTAAGCGTATTCTTGTTGAAAATCGCCATGATTACCCTTTCTGGTTAAAGCGCCGCGCACTCGCAGCAGCCTAAATCATGTCTTGTTTTTTATGGTTTTGGTGCCATTACAATTGGTTTTGGTGAGTTTACAATGGCATTTATAGAACCATCGTTTGTATCATACCAGAATTGGTCTGCGATAATTGATGGGTCGCAATCAATCCAAAATAAAGGTTCCGCTACTTGAAAGTCATTATCAGAAACCTCGCATACTCTTGCACTGTTTTCATAATCTGAATAAACAGGTTTTAGCGGAGTGCCTTCCCAAGCGGAAAGGTGTGATACAGAAAACCTTACATCAATTAATGCTTTCATGGTTTACCCCACGTATTCAATATATACAACGCCGCCAACTCCAGCGGTTTGCTGTGATGGAGAACCTAAAGACTGACCGTAACCTCTTGAGCCGGGTAGATAGCCAATAGTGCTGCTCCAAGCTACCGCCGATGTTCCGGTTCCTCTTGGCTTGGCACTGTAGCCCATAAAAGTATATATACAAGTTGGGTAAACAGTGCTTCCACCGACAAAAGTATTTGCCGTAGTTCCACTAGAACCAGCGCCATT